CCGAAAGCGCCAACTCTCGGGGTTTTGTTTTGGTCTATAGAAAACCATACGAATATAGTTCTCTCTTATACGTGTAGCTCTATTGAAAGATCACTTCTGTTTGCTCGCCTCTTCCAAAAACAGGTTGTCTAAAGCAAAGATACAATCATTGAAAATCCATCTAGGTACTGGTGATTCATACTGATCACAGTAATCATTCACAGCCCCAAGACTTAAAGCCATAGGAATGCATTGCTCATACTGTCTAGAACGAGCAATCACGTAATAAGCTGAAAGAATGGAGTGAGCTGTGTATGAATATTCAGGCGGTAGATAGTAGTCAGGCAATGGCTGACCTAGCTTTTGATAGACTTCTCTTGCTTTTTCGATGTCCCACTTCGCTGTTTGGTACTTGTAGAGCTGGATGACTTTCCCAATGTTTCAGCCTTATCTTCGTTGGCTTCAACTTGAATCTTTTGTGCTTCTGCAAGGATCCACACAATAAGCTCAATTGACTCATTTGTACTTGTGCAAAGAAGTTCAGCATTTTGCTTGGAATATTCAAAAATATTCCCTTCTTCATCTTCTAAGCCTTGCCAGTTCAAGACTAAATGTGAAACCGCCTTACTGAATGATTGGGCAATTTCACGAGAGCTTTCATCTGTAATGTCCCGGACACCTTGAATCTCTTGCTCAATACGAGTGCTACGCAACTCCATGCAATGCTTGAATGATGGCTTATCTATTCCTGCAATAAGAAATTTAGCACCATCTTTGTAATCAATCAGCTTGCTTGGAATTTTGGTTTGTTCTTGTTCTTCGATTTTAATTTTCATGCTTATGGACCTGCCACGATAGGAATACGTTTAAGAGTAGGTGCAGCATCTGCCAAAGTGAATGAAAATTGAGTGTTAAGAATGTCGCCTGCTCCACCACTCGGTAGAGGTGCTGAAACCAACACATTTGGAAGTGACAATGTGTATTTATTCCCATCTTTATCTTTCAGGCTATATTCAAGGCTAATCGGCTCATTCAAGAACTGTTTTTCATATAACTCAGCGGTGTTTTTAGACCATGCAACTGTGAAGTTACCACTGCCTTTCATGATGGTTTCCAAAATTCCAGAAATATTGTTTTCATAATCCAAGCACTTTTGAATCTGCATTGTATTATCAATGGTCAATTCAATCTGAGTGACGCACATCCCCGCTTTCTTTTCACCTTCAATCAAAATATCGCCGGTTGAAAGACTTGTAAATGGAATTGCATCTCCTGCAGGTGTTACGGTACCAGTAGGTGCAACCTCATATGCAGTACGTTTCATTGCCATAATTGAGAATTTAGAAGTCACAATGCCACTATCAGGGATGCTCAAGGTCCATTGATTGATATGACAGCCTGTGAAAACTTGATAGTTATCGATATCAGTAAAACCGCGAATAATCGAAAGTGTTTTTCGACTAGTACCACCAAATGTTAAGACGTTACTATTCCAAGCATTGAAGGCAACAAGCTCTAAGACACCATCTTGAATGCCATAAGCCCATTCAGATTCAATATCACCTTGTACTTCAACACCAGTCACTAAAGTACCAGCTGCAATTCGTGAATCTTTGATTGTTTGTGATTCTGTGGTTTGTGCCGATGCATCCAAACCATTGGTGGTAAATGCAAATGTATTCCAAGTTGTTGCAATCACACCGGGTGATGCTTCAAAACCAACTCGGGTTAGCTGTTTAGCTCCAGAACTCATGAAGTTCTCCTTAATTTAGGCATAAAAAAACCACTCATTTGAGTGGCGTTAAAAATATTTATAACTTAATTGTCAATAAATTGAGATGCTCCTTCCTCTAAAATATCTACTAAATACTTAGTGTTAAAATCATCCATTCCCATTTTTCGACAACATTTAGCATTTTCTTGAATTTTTTCTAGAGTATTTAACTCCTTAAATTTGAATATATCGAAGCCATTTGGCTCTAATATTGTTTGGAATAGAACATTGTAAGAAAAGAAGTTATTAGGTGGATAAAAACTTACATTATTAATTTTGTTAATTAAATATAATTCAAATTTAGTTTCAATCTTTTGAAATATTTTAGCTTTTTCAG